CACAAATAGTGTAATTCATTTCAACTTTGGTTGTATCTGCTGATGGGCGTGTCATATTTTCGCACAATTCCCAACGTAACATTTTTTCGTATCCAAGTATTTTAGCCCCACTATATAATACCTCAATACTTCTGGATACTCTACTAAAATTATCATTTGTAGGCGGATTAAAAGTATCAGGTTTCTCTAATGCTTTTTCTAATCCAAACTCTGTTTGTTTGATTTTAAATACTTGTTCTGAATACGTTTTATATTCAAAGTACAATACTTGTACAGAGGAATTATCATAGTCTTGACCGTAATAGTTGCGAGTATAATTATTATCACCTGGAAATTTTTCTATTTCTTTTAATTCATCTTCTGTCAAATCTGGAAATTCTTTTTTAAGTTCTTCCAAACTAATAGATTTAACTTCACCTACATACCATATATCCTCAAAATTTGGATCCTCAGTATAAGAGTAAACTAAATTTGCTGGGTCAACATATTCTAATGTTATTCCATTAGCTTTATTCCAGTTTGTTTTCGCAGCTGCAATACCCAAAACTGTTAGATCATAATTTATTCTTCTATTAATTAGATCGTATTTGTTTTGTGCAAGTACTTGATTAATTACTTCTTCCTCCGCTATTTCTACACCTTGTTTATATGATAATTGAAGGTGCAATTCTAATTCATCTTTATCTTCTGGCAGTGAATTAGGATCTTGTGTATTAAACAAATTTGCACCTAATTTTTGCTGTATTTCTAGAAGCAAATCTTTAGCCATCATGTCGCGCATAAGGCCCTCTGCATATTTTGTTTTTTTCTTTATTGACTCTGGGTCTTGAGCGTAAGCTCTAATATCATAACTCTTACTAGATATACCGTTCACTACAATATCCACAAATTTAGGTATTACCGGTACTGGTTTCCAATCTAAATTAAGATATGATAAATCACCATTGATAGATAATTCATCTTTATACTTTTGCACAGATTGCTCACCTCTGGCATATAACCTTAGGTTATGAAATCTTTGCCAATTTGAACCCCAGCGATTACCAGTTCCCCATCCAACACGGTCTCCTCTAAACCATTCATTTTCTATGGCTCTACCTACAGCTTTACCGTAATCATAACTTTTTTTTACCTCATCTGGTACTACCTGACTTGGGAAGGAACTATTACTATTAGTATAAATCATTTATTTTATTATTTGTGAATTATAACCTTCATTATTGTACTTTTTAAATCCTAATGAGATTTTTTCTTTTTGTATTGGATTATTTGGTACATATCTATGTTTATTACAAGCCATTATAGCTAAACCCGAGCTAATAGAAGCATCATGGTTTGTTCTTGCGTTTATATTAAATCGAGCCCAGTCTTCTAAGGTCTTTTGGAAATACATGGTTCCATATGATCCATCTTGTTTTAATCCAACGTGTTCCTCTATATATGTTTCAATAGCTGAGGCATGGGCTTGTATAATGTCTTGTGATGAATTAGGTATTCCGCCTACTTCTTTTTCAAATGGTGATAATTTATTCCAAACTTTGTCAGGCCTATTTATAGAAAACCCGCGATATCCCCTCCTTTTGAAATGATATAACAAACGCGGTTTATTGTTTTCTGCCAAAATCGGCATACCATAAAAAACGCAAGCCATAAGTACATCTTCAAAAAATATCTCAGATGTCTGAGGGCGGGCAATATACTCGAGGAAAAAGTGATTAGCAGGAATATCCTCCATAGTAAATTTAGTAAGTCCGTGCAATGAACCATTTGATCCTCTTGAATTAACTGTTCCTGATATATCGTAACTGTCACAGCCGAATGCACCGCAGTGCTCATTACCCGGATGCTTTAGTCCATCTTTTATTATTACACGGTTTTGAAGATACTTAGGTGGAACCCAAGAAATTAAAAATCTTCCATCTTTATGCGGAAAAAATTGTACCCTTGTATCAAGCACTCCTCCTTCCCACTGAAAGTTACCACGTGTAACTACGCTGGTATTCCGCAGATCTTCATTATAATCTATCTGCTCATATATTTTTGTAAGATTGAACAACGATTGTTTTGTTTCATCTCTAAACGCATGCTGTTCTGTTCTTGGAAATTGGCGGTAATATTCGTTTAATCCATCGGCATCTTGCTTTAAACCATCAACTTCGTTCTGCCAATGTTCAATAACACCATACTCAATCCAATTTCCATCTACGCCTTTTATCGTTTTTTCGGGAGTGTCGAAGACAGGTAAGCCATAAGTATCAATGAATCCCTCGTACGACCATTCCATAGGTATGAACAAACTATATAATCCTGAGCTAGTCTGTCCATTGCGGTTTCTTTTCGATACATCTGAATCATAATAAAGTCTTTTAAAGTTTTCCCCACCTTTGTCAAGCGCATTCGAAGTTGAGCCCATCATACATTTCCCGATAATCCTACTACCTAACCTTAATGTTGTTTTTGTTACACGCCAGTTATTAAGAATATTATCAGGTCTTTCCCATTTACCACTTTCATCATGAACTAACAGCCTTAATTTTTCCCCGTCATAACTATTATCTCCGGTATTTTTCCAATCAATTGTTGTATCAAGCCCTTCGAGTTCCGCTAATTGCTCATTCGAATCCAATTTTCTTCTTGTTAATTTTGAAGCAGGTACACGATAGGCTAGCTCTGTTTTTGGCCTATCCATACCATCTTGTATTGGCTTGAAAAAGAATGGGTAATTAACAGAAATCGGGACTACCTTGTCGGTAAACATTTTTTTAGCATCCGCTCCTGATTTTGATAATATACCAAAACGGGAGTCACTAGATATAGTCGCTTGATTTACAAGCTCTGATGATGACATAAATGAAAATCCGGAACGTCTATTCTTTAAATAGCACATGCCATAACATCTTGGATCAGCCTTGCATGCTTCCCAAAATATAAAAAACAATCTGTTTGATTCCCTGAAGTCAGGTGCACCTACATCAATTTTACTCCACTGTAAGTACATATAATGAGTCCCTGTTATGTAAGTTGGCTTGCCATTGCTGTAAAATGAAAAACCCTCTTCTCTATGCTTAAACTCGTTATCTATATAATCATACCATCTCTCTTTAAAATGATCTGGCTGTTTATTCCAATCAAAAACACTTTTTATTTTATCTAATTCTTTTGGATAAATAAATTGTTCCCAATATTGTTCCTCTTTATTGTCTGACCTTGAATATGCATTCTCAATTAACGGTAATGCAATTTTAAGATTTTGTATTTCATATATTTCTCCAATCTTGCCAGTTTTACTAATGATAACCATATCGTTATCTTTGTCATAACCATATTTCCATTTCTTATTCCTATTACCTAGGTTTAATGTTTTTTTGGTTATATAGTCCGGCAGTATCTTATATAAAGTTTGTTCGTACATTATTTAGACCTCCCTTCCGCAAAACCTTTAAATGTTTTCTGAGTACTATCTTTTACTGCATCCTCCTCATTGATTAGTTTTTCTTCCATCTCAATGCGAGTTAGAATTTCAAACGCGTCAAATATTGCAAGCTTTTTAGTTGCTGCCGCATTCTTTAATCTATCTGCTGATATATCATCACCGCTATCTATAATCGCTTCTTCTGCAACTTTGATTAGCTCATCAACTGCTCTTCGCCCAGCTCGGATTATATTCAACTTCGTCTCCTTTGTACTCATATTTAATTACAATATCATTTGATTTCATACAATACAATCGCTGGTCGTCTATAATAAACTCAAATTCACCAAATGGTTTATAACCCACAAGGTCTCCAGGATTGATTTTAAGCTCGTTTAAGGAGCTATTTCCATATTTTAATATACCAATATGTTTTTGTTCTTTATCTAGCTTTAAATAGTCTGTATTCTTAATAGGTTTAACAAAACAGCGATCCCCAAATGTTTTCCATTCACCATCGATTTTGTATAAATAAATTTGATCTGCGTCACAGAAATATAAATCTTCCTGAAAATATGATCGGCTATTTTTTTGTTCACCTTTCATCCCATAAAACCGCCGAAACACATTATGATGTATAACAACGGTATCACCAACTTTTATGTCGGTATTGAATGCCAAGGGCGTAGATACTACTTCAGCAAAGTTATTTACTGATTTAAACGTTTCTATTTTGGTATTTACAATTAGTTCTTTTCCGTCAACATTAATAGTATTACTATAACGTTGCCCAATGGGTTTTACTATAAAACTAAATAAACTTTTCATCAATATTCCAAATCATATTCAACTGATATAGCCATGTTTGAATTAAACTTTTTCCATGGCATAACTTCATCATCCTTTTTGATATAAATATTATAAGACCTGTCTCCTTCGTCAAACAGAATATGGGAGATTTCATGTCCCCCATATACTACTTGCGCGATAGAATAATGCATTGCGTCGTTTTTATAATCTGCACCAATGCTAATTTTTCTAATAACCGAACTCATAACACTTAATTTGTTTGCTCAATTGGTGTACAGTCACCTGTCTCTAAATTGATATTAACCGCGCCATATTGATTTTCAAGTTCAACCTTGGTTTCCTCAATAACTTTATTTAGATCAGCCAACGAATGCAACAAAGAATGTTTCTGTGATTCTAATACACCTAAGTTTGTTAAGATTGTATTAAGATCTTTTTGTTGATTACGGATTGTTTCTAATTGTTCTTTTGTAACTTGTTTTACTACTTCCATTTTATTTAATTTAATTGATTACTAATTTATGATAATGTCAACAGGTATTTTACTTTTGCAGTTTCTCCAGATAAAGACTGTGCTAAATTACTAATATCTCCATACCCAGACGAATCACCAAAACTTTCAAGATCTTTTGAGAATTTCATAATTTCATCAGCGATTGTCATTGCATCTGCA